CATCACCACAGGTCGAAGTAGTCGAGCCAGTTGATGCTGAAAAGGTAGAAACAGAAGGCGAACAGCCCGAAGTTGAAGCCAAAGAAGCCGAAAAAGAGCATGACGAAAGCAGCCTACCCGAAGGCGTTAAAAAGCGCATTGATAAAGTTACTCGTCAAAAGTACGAAGCAATTGCAGAAAGCAATCGTCTTAAAGCTGAAATTGAACAATTACGGGCGCAAATTGCACCAAAGCAAGAAGCTCCTGATATTAGCCAATTTGACAATTTAGATGATTATGTCGAAGCGGTCGCAGAGTACAAGTTAAATCAGAAAACGCAAACAGCACAAAGCCAACAAGCACAACAAACCCAAGCACAGGCAGTTGCTCAAGATTGGGTTGCTAAAGTGGACAAAGTGCGTAGTGTTGCCCCTGATTTTGACGCAGTATTTAACAATGTAGCCAGTATTGAGTTTGCACCGATGGCACTTGAAGCCGTTGCACAACATCCAAAGGGCGCAGAGATTGCGTATATGTTGGGCAAAGACATCGGCGAGGCTTATCGGATTGCCGCATTACCACCTAGTCAACAGTTAATGGCGATTGGTGAGATTGCAGCAAGAACAAATGTACCAAAACCCAAGACGGTATCGTCCGCACCCGCTCCGATTAAGCCCGTTCAAGGCGGTGCTAGTAATAGTTCACCCCCTGCTGACATAGACGAGTGGATGAAGTGGCGGAACGACCAATTACGACAAAAGAAACGCTGAGAAGCGTTAAGAGAGCATCATCATGGCTAATAGCATTTTAACCCCTAGTATTATCACTAAAGAAGCGTTGCGTATTTTGCACGCACAATCTAACTTTTTAACCAAAATTAACCGCCAATATGATAGCCGTTTTGCTGTCAATGGCGCGAAAATTGGTACTAACCTAGATGTTCGTTTACCTAACAAATTCACTGTGCGTACAGGTTCGACTTATAGCGCACAAAACATGGTCGAGCGTAAAGTATCGTTACCAGTCGCCACGATTAAAGGCGTGGATTGTACGATTACTGATACCGAATTGACCATGAGCCTGAACGATTTTAGCGAGCAGTTCTTGAAACCTGCTATGAATCAGTTAGCTTCTGACATCGAATACAGTGCAATGTTGTCGATGTATAAGTCAGTCCCTAATGCTGTCGGTACTGTTTCCACTCAGATTGATTACAAGAAATTCCAACAAGCTGGCCAAAAACTCACTGAGAATTTAGCACCTAGCTCTGACCGTACTTTCTTGTTAAACCCGTCTAGCCGTGTTGAATTCAGCGATGCTGTCAAGGGATTATTCCAAAGCTCTAGCAACATCGATGACCAATACCGTGAGGGCATGGTTGGCCGTACTGGTGGTTTTGATGTGTTTGAAAACACAATGATTCCAGTTCATACCACAGGTACATACGGCGGCACTCCATTAACAAATGGCGCGACTCAAGGTTCTACTGGTGCTGACAATGCTTACATTGCAACATCGTCAATCATCACTGACGGATGGACAAGTGGCGGCACTAGCTTAAAGGCTGGTGACAGCATCACTTTCGCAGGTGTGTATGAAGTCCATCCTGAGACTAAAGTTAGCACTGGCGTGTTGAAGAAGTTCGTTATTACAACTGACGTATCCGACACAACTGGCGCGATAACAATGACTGTATCACCTGGTGTTATTGCTGGTGGTGCTTATCAGAATTGTTCTAACCGTATCGCTGACAACTCTGCAATCACTGTGTTGGGTACAAGCGCAACTGCCTACGGTCAAAACTTGGCTTTCCACAAAGATGCATTCACTTTCGTGTCGGCTGACTTGGACATCCCGAAAGGCGTTGACATGGCAGCCCGTGAGCGTTTTGGCAATATATCTATGCGCTTCGTGCGTTGGTTCGATGGTGATGCAGGCGAATGGAAATCTCGCTTTGACATCTTGCATGGCATGGCTGCGTTATATCCTGAGTTGGCGTGTCGTTTAGTTCATCAATTGTAATTCCCTCATGACTCAAGGATGAGTCTCTAATTTTGTAGGTGTAGCATGGTTACTGCTGATTTAATTCGCGCCACGCTGCGCTTAATCGGTGCAATATCTTCTTCTGAAACTCCAAACGCTGACGAATCTAGCGATGCTTTAGAAGCGTTAAACATGATGCTGGGCTCATGGGGCGCGTCTCGCTTCTTATCTGCATCAACAGGAAAAGTCACTAAGGCTATGACAGGCGCAAGCTCTTACACTATCGGCGTAGGTGGTGACATTGATACTACCCGTCCGACTGCTATTTATAACGCGCATTGGACATTAGGCGGACAAGACTACCCTTTATCATTTTTAGATTATTCTGATTATCAAGATATTGGCATCAAGACTATCGGTTCAATTCCTGAGTATATCGTTCTCAAACCTGATAACCCTTTATCGACTATTTACCTATTCCCTGTCCCTGCTAACGGTACATTGACGCTTGATAACGTGCGTCCTGCTACTGAATTAACCCTTGCCGACGATTTGCCATATCCACCAGAATGGATACGCGCGTTAAAGTTCAACCTTGCAATTGAGTTATCGCCTGAGTTTGGTTTTACTATATCACCCGAATTGGCTTTATTAGCTCAAGAATCAAAGGCGATTGTTATGCGGTCTATGGTAACTGTGCCGTTAGCGCGATTTGATGCGTTATTACCAACATCTAATAATCAAGTCAGTTCACGCACATTCATCACAGGTGGTGGATTCTAATGAAATTTAACTTCTTGGGCGGTCAACACAAAGGCTTTAGTGCTAATCAAAACTCACAAGAGACTGTGAATATGTTTCTTGAAGTTGACGCTTCGGAAGATAACAAACTGACTCTCTATCGTGTTGACGGCAAAATAGCGTTCTTGACTCTACCAACTGCCCCTGTTTACGGCATGAGTGAGTTTAGAGGAGTGTTATATGTTGTTGCAGGTGCTTATCTTTACAAAGTGCTTAATGATTACAGTTACACGACTATTGGTGCAGTTGACCTAGATTTTGATACAACCATCGCGGCCAACAATGCAGGGCAGGTCTGCTTTAATAGTGGGTACAAAAATAAGGCTTATGTTTACGACACTGTAGCATCCACGTTATCACAAATTACTGACCCCGCGTTCTACGGTTCACCTCGTGTCGATTATCTTGATGGCTATGGCGTATTTGTACGGCCAAACACTCAACAGTTTTATATTTCAGCGTTGAATGATTTTACTACGTTTGACGCATTAGACTTTGCGAGCGATGAAGCAGACCCCGACAATTTAGTAACGCACATTGTTGACCATCAAGAATTGATTTTGTTTGGTGAGCGCGTCACAACAGTATGGTTTGATAGCGGCGATGCTACGTTTCCGCTAGCTAGGCGTGAAGGCGCGACGATGGAGGTAGGATGCGCTGCTGCTTTGTCAGTTGCAAAAATGGATAACACTGTATTCTTTTTAGGCCGTACTAGCCACGGCACTGGACTCGTTTACAAGCTGAATCAATACTCACCACAAATTATCTCTAATCGCGGTATTGAATATCTAATCAATACCCTTTCTCGTATTGATGATGCCTTTGCCTATACTTATCAAAAAAACGGGCATAGCTTCTATGTACTGACATTCCCTACTGACAATAAAACACTCGTTTATGATGCGGCAATCCAAGACCCCGACCTAGCTTGGTCGGTGCGTGAGACATACGGTCTAGGCAGAGATAGAGCGTCCTGCTATGCGTTCGCGTTTGGTAAACATCTTGTCGGTGACTTTGTTAGCGGCGTACTTTATGAATTAGACGAAAACACACACACGGACGCAGGTGAGCCGATTGTATGGTCGAGAACGTGCGCTCATATTATCAGCGACTTTAAGCGCATTAAGCATAAAGAAGTAGTCCTTAACTTTGAAACTGGCGTGGGTTTAGAGGATGGCACTGACCCGCTAGTCTATCTGACTTATAGTGACGATGGCGGCCATAGTTATATCACTCCACGCGAGGCAAGTCTTGGCGTTATCGGTCAACGTAAAAACCGCGTAATGTGGGCAAGGCTTGGCAACTCACGAGACAGAGTTTATAAAGTGTTCGGTAGTGAACCCGTCAAGACTGTGTTAATGGGCGGTTATATTGATGTGGAGGCAGGCAAAACATGAGTAAAGTTGCCAGTCCTTCAAATTTAGACTTAACAAATACACGTGCATTCAAAACGTGGCTTTATGGTATTTGGCAGTCAATATTCTTTGTCGCTCCACACGTCCATATTTCAACAATATCAACAAAAACGCTTAAAACAGGGGCAGGCACGCTTAAAAGTAT